ATATTAGTGCTTAGTTTTTCGTAATCAATTTGCCTCATTGTTGTCCTCCTGGATATGGGGAATATTCTTCCCATACATTTCAAAACTCATCATCTTTTCTTTTACACTGCCTAATGCCATAGCCGCAGCATAAAGGAACTCTCTAGATTTAGTTTCGTGAGGGTCTGTCTTTAACCACTCTACAAAATAATCTACAAGTACTTCTCCATACGCTTCATCAAAAAACTCATCCCTTTCTTTGGCAGCGAAGTGACCCTTAACATGAGCCCTTCGCGCCAATTCTTCAGGATGAATTTTATGTTTACCGTAGGATTTATTATTACCCAGCCTCTTCTCGGCTGACTCACGGTATTTATCCATAATTTATCCTTGTTGTATAATTTGTCTTGCAAGCATAATAATCTGATCATAGTTAGGATGTTCAGGAAGTTCGGCTCCTTCTTTAGTCGCTTTGACTGTAAGATCAGCCCACTCTTGAAAATGCCTATCAATTGATACTGCAAGCTGTCTAGCGTTGTCATCCAAAGTATTTTTAGATTGAGCGTTAGTATAGCCAACGTTTGCTTCTGCAAGAGCTGCATCAGCCTCTAGCTTACGTTGAGCAACAGCTTGTTCTGCTTGTTGTTTCTGAGTTTGTTCTTCAATAGCCTTTGCTGCTTTCTCTTTAAACTCAGGAGTAGTATAGTCTTCTAAAAAGTCATTACTATCTAAGTTCATAGACTCAATAAGTTTAGTAGCAAGAACTGCAGGAGCTTCTGTCTTAATAACAATACCTGCTCCTTGTTGATTTAATGCAGGAAGTATTTCTGCACCTATCTTACTTAACTTTTGAATCATATTAGAGTTAGAGTTTTCACCAATATCTAAGAGTATCTCAACATCCATTTTAGAGGGTAACTCTGAAATATTAATAGAGCCATACACTCCATCTTGATAATAAGATTGTTTACCTTTCATCTTAGAACGCATGGTTTCATAAATACCAGCAACAAGCCGCTTGAATCCAGTTTCCGCAAATCTACGCGCTATATGCTGGATTCTTTTTTGTGCAGCGGATTGCACAGCCGATAACTTTTGTTCAGAATTACCTGATACATAAAGTGTATCGTTTAACCCTTGGGCTGCTTTTGACATTCCTGTTGCTTGTTCTTTAATTAACTGCAAATGAGTAAGCAAAGGAACTGTGCCTGTAGATAGAGCTTCAGGTGGCATTGATTGTACTGCTGCAGCAGGATTTCCATTAGTAGGAATAATCTGCTTAGGCTTCATATTTTGCAATGCACTAAAGTCTACTACGTTTGGATCTGCAAGCTTTGGAGAATAGTTAGTAAGATAAGTATTCTCAACAAAACCTCTAAGGATTGCAGTAGAGGCAAGGGTAGAGCTTCTCGCAAAGTCTGCCATTGATAGTCCATAAAACTCATGAGGAATATCAATAGGAACAATCGATGCAATAGGAATCATCTCACAATCTTCTTCCCAAAGAATGTGCTTACCTGCAGTAATAATATGCTTTAGCTCTGCAATACCATCACCATCTCTATCTACTCTAATCCATGATTCAGTTACAGTAACTTCTGAGTTTGCTTCTAGAGAATAAACTCCTTCTGAGTTCATTCCTTGCCAGTAGGTCTGTCCTACAATTTCTTTTCTAGCAGCAATCTCTTCGCTGTAAGGCGAGTTACCTAACCAATTAGTATCTACCCCAAGCTCTGCCCAAGTATCAGGATCAATATCATTAGCCCATTCGGGATAATATTTCCTAAGGTCAGACTTAGTCATTTCTGTTTGAATACCTACGTATGCCGCATCATCAATATCTTTGGCATCATTAGAGATTCTAAATGACTCTGGGGGAATACATTCGAGTTTAATTCGTGATTTATCAACTTTCTTTCTAAGCCTTACGTCTACATATTGTATCATTTCAGCAGACGTATCGAGCGTTAGCTCGCCGACAATTTCTAAGTTTTCATCCGCAAGGATCTCGTCAAGCTTCGCTTCGTCAATCGATTCATACTCCTCAATTACATAATCGTACTCTTCGACATAATCCCAACGGATTACTGCGTTTTTCCAAAGTAATGAGGATTTAATCCAGGACTGTAGAATTTCCCAACCTTTATTCTTTTTGAATATACAATAGTTAACTATCTTACTGGCTTCTTTAGCAGCTTTAAATGCCCCTGGACTATCGTCATAGGGAACAAATCTAGCAAGTCTGTTATTACTTAAGAATAGTTCTGAAATAACTGCAGTATAGGCTTCCACTACTTCTGTAGTAGAGGTATCCACAATCGTACTTACGCCCTGAGGAGCAAGGTGAGATTGAGGAACTCCTGCAAACTCATAGGTTGCCTTAAGTCTTTCTCTTGTAAGGTCTGAACTATTAAGCCAGTCACCTACGCTATTATTAATGCCAGCGTCAATTAAAGATACTAACTGAGCGTCTGTTACCTGTTCTTTATAACCTGAATGTGCCATTATGCTTTACCTGTAGTCATGTAAAGCGGCTTAGCGGCTTCCATTACTTTCTGATTATAGTTTTTACTTCCTGGTTGAGACAAGGGTATCTTACGTTCGCCCTTAGCTTCTTTCTTCTTTTCTGTTTGTTGTATAAAACGTGACATGTACCGCTCCTGGGTTTATCGCTTTGCCAATGGTCCATATACTACTTCTGGATATTTATTGCTAAAATATTCAATAGGGGTAGTATTTTCTTTTGACCAATAATCGTATAATTCTCTATCTTTTTTTGATGCTGTTGAATCCCAAAATAAATCTAGTATAGTATCAGTAGCTATATTTCGGTTAGCCATCTCTTTACCTTGATTATAAGCCATTTGTTCTGCAGCTATATTATCTTGTAATATCTCAAAATAACTCTTTCTTGTTCCCTGTTGATTTTTTAAATCTCTAGGAAATAAACCACCTGATGTGCGTAAAGCTTCATCTTTAGCTCTATTTTCTTCTCGCCATCTATAATCTACTGCTTCCATTGGATTTGTAGGTGATTTAATTCTATTAAACTGATGTTCCATTTCTTCAGCCATTATATTTAAATTATTTAAGCTAGGTGTTCTAGGAACATTAACATATTCATTTTCGCTATCGGAATACCATCTTCCTTTAATTCTATTAGGGGTTATACCGTATCTTGCAGCTTGTTTATTTATTGCAGCTTGTTCTTCAGGATTATAAAAAACAGTATCTACAATTACTCCTTTATTTCTGGCATCATTTACCATATTATCCATTTTTCTTTTAGCTTCATCAATAACTATCCTATCTTCATAGTTTGCTAAATTGGGATCTAGGGGTATTGCTAGTGGACCTTGTTTCATGGCTAATATCCTGTATCACTATCTTTAACTAGTAGTAAGTCAAATGTTCCTGTTACTCTTGTGTTATTTGTTTCTACTTCTGATGCTCTTAACTCAATATCTGTTTTTTCGTTAAGTCTAATAGGATGTGGAAAATTCATTGAATAGGTATTTTGATAAATTTCTGACAGATGAAGAATTTTAAAGGATTCTCCGTCTTGTCGCTGAAACATACTAATTTGAACATCTTCGTTTTTATTTACAGACGCACCTAATTGTAGTAAGTATCCAGTATGCCCTGCTGGAATCGTATAAACTGCCATAAGCGTTTGCGAATAGCCAGGATCAATTTGTGCTACTACTGTGCCTACGCCAGAACCAACTCTTACAGTGATAGTTCCTGCGTTTTCAGCAGTATGATTATAGATCATTCTAAAGACTCTAAAAAACGTATTAGTTGTCGTAACTGCAGTAAGTCCTGTCATTGTTACTGTTTCTATAATAGGATTACAGTCTGCGTCCAATCCTTGAATTTCAAGAGTGCTAGTGTCTGCTGCATCTGTAGAAATAGCATAGAGTGTTTGGGCTGTTGTTAAAGCAGACCAAGGGTATAATCCTCCTCCTGTCCATATTGTTTCAGGATCTGTATTACCATCAATCTGAAAATTTGCACCATACTTATGAATAAACGAGTGTCCAGCAACTAAGCCTTTACTCACCGACAGATAAAAAGGTTCTGCTGTATTTCTACGAATATACCTTTCTTCTATCACACCTCTAGGTTGTGCCATTACCATTTCACCTTATTCGCCCAATAAGCTGCACTCATTGGACCTTTTCTAATATTAGCTGCA